AGGTCCCACGCGTAACTGGCTCTTTCGTGAAGTGGTAGGTCCGTACTTCACATGGCAGAAGGCAGGACTGATCACGCCGAAGCTGCTACTGAACAAGTCCACACGCACTCCAATGGTGAAGGTGTTCAATGCGCCGAGTGCAGCAAACAAGAAACACACAGGCGAGCAGTACGTCGACCGCATGGAAGCCGTATTCCGTGGCTCGATGGGCGCGCGCTACATATCCGGTGACTGGAGTGCATACGAAGGACTCGTTTATCCAGAGTACGACGCAACGATCCACACAGTCGACTATAGCAGGCTACTGGCTTACGTACGACATGGCATTGCTAACGATCTACTGGGTGTGGTGGAGGGCTATGACTTCGGCCAAGTATCCCCAAGTTGTTATCTACTCGCGTTCTACAACGAAGTCGGAGACATCTTGATCGCTGATGGCTTCTATGAAGCACAGATGCAGGTGCCAAAGCAGGCGAAGAAGATCAAGGAGATACGCAACAAGTGGCACATCGTACCGACAGACCGCATCTACGCTGATCCTGACCTGTTCAAGAGCAAACACGCAGCGAGGAACACAGTAGGTGAGTCCATCGCACAGCTATTCGCAGACGAAGGCATCGACTTGCAACGTGGCGCGAGTGCAATCGACGCTGGTATCGAGAAGGTGAGCAGCTACCTAGCAGTAGATGACATGCACAGGAATCCACTCACGCTCAACTACGGCGCACCACGGCTACTTGTGAACAGTGTGCTCGACTTCTGGCACAATGAGATCGTGGACTACTACTGGAACAGGAACATCCAAGGCGAGAACGTCGATAAGCCACGCGACACGAACGATCACGCGATGGATGCGACGAAGTATCTGCTCACGAAGCGTGGTAAGGTGGTAGGATCGTTGAAAAAGCGCACAAAGTCACTCCACCCAGGGCTATTCCAGTGGACAGAGCGTGAAGATTCAAGTGTACACCTGCTTCCGAGGCACAGGTAACGCAAATGGCAGTACCTCCGACACCAGTTGACAGCGTTTCACAGCAACTCGATGACATTGAAGGCGTGGACGGTGCATTCACTGCGGCTCCTGTCGAGAAAGTCACAGAAATCTACAGACTCGACCCGAAGACCAAGATTCCTGTCTCGAAACACGAAGGTCCACTGTGGAAGTCGCGCAAATCAGCAGGCGACAAGGCAATGCGCGATGTGCGAGAGGGCTGGGAAGAGGCTGAGTACTACTACAACAACGCACAGCAGAATCACCGCAAGGAAACAGGAGGAAACCGCGCTGGTAACCGCAATGCAGGCAAAGACAGGCGCGATCAGTTCTCGATGACAGAGAACATCGTGTACGCGACTGTGAATGCAGTGATTCCCAACATCTATGCGAAGAATCCCAGCATCGAAGTGACGATGACGGACTCGCAGCTAGAGCCATTCGGTGTTGTGTTGGAACATCTCGCGAATAAGCTCGCCGCGATGCGCAATGCACCAGGCATCAACCTCAAAGCCAAGGCGCGTAAGTCAATTGTCCGATGTGAGATCACGAACGAAGCATGGGTCATGATCGGCTACAACATGCGCGATCAAGGACAGGATCAGGCACGTGTTGACATCCAGAAACTCGGCGCGGAGCTTGCAAAGGCGAAGGATCGCAAGACCATCGAACGCATTGAAGGCGAACTACTTGCGCTCGAAGAAACAATCGACTTCCTCGATCCCCCCGGTCCATTCGTACGCTCGTTCCGTGGTGATCAAGTACGCATTGATCCCGGTAACACTGAGGATGACACATCCGATTGCAACTGGATGATGGTCCAAGTCATGTTCCCGACTGTCTACCTCAATGCACGCTATCGACAGAAGGGTAAGGACGGCAACTACGTGAGTGCGTATAAGGCGACACATGTGGTCGATGCTTCCACGAGTACGGGAGCTGAGTCAGTACAGCAGCAGATCGACAACTTCAAGTTGTTTGATGTGGACGCTGCGAGTAGCCCGAACAGCTACGGCTACAGTGACCGCAATGCGTTCGAACGTGGGCAGATGACCGAGTGCTGGTACGTGTTCGACAAGGTGAAGCGCAGGTTCATGCTGTTCGCTGAGAATGACTGGAGCTGGCCGATCTGGGTGTTCGATGACCCGTACCACTTCCCCGACTTCTTTCCCCTCGAAAAGCTACAGTACCACACGGACCCGAGGCAAACGCGCGTGCGTGGTGAAGTTTCGCATTATCTCGATCAACAGGACGAGATCAATACTATTGTGGACGAAGGCAACAGGGCTCGTATCTCACTCCGTGACAACACGCTGTTCGACAGCAACGTGCTTACGACTAAAGATGTTGAAGACATCGTGCTCAACAGCAACAAGAAGATGAAAGGCATCAAGGTCCCGGAAGGACGCAAGTTGGAAGAGTTGATCATGGGACCGCCGATGCCAACGCTGGAGTATCAGTTCCTGTGGGACAAGAGCAGTGCAAAGCAAGCCATCGGCATGATCGCTGGTATCCAAGACGCGATGCGTGGTGAGCAGTACAAGACGAACACGACGAACGAGGCGATTGAGCAGTACAACAGCATCAGCAGCACACGTCTCGACGAGAAGCGCGATGCCATTGAGGACTTCATCGGCGGCATCATGGCGAAGGTGCTGTTCCTGTGCTTGCAGTTCATGGATGCTGAGACAGTCGCGACACTCGTAGGCACGCAGTACCAAGAAGGCATATCACTGTGGCGCAACATGACGCCAGACGAGATACGCAAGCTCGTGCAGTGCAGCATCGAAGGTGGAAGCACGCTCAAGCCCACGAGTGCAGCGAAGAAAGCTGAGGCACTACAGATCGGGCAGATACTCGGTCAGTTCGCCTCGCAGTCTCCACACGTTGTACTTGTTGTGTTGAAGATCATGCAGCGCGCCTTCGACTCCGTGAACATCACTGACGCTGACTGGCAGATGTTGACGCAAGGCATTCAGCAGCAGTTGATGGGACCGCCTCCAGGTGCAGGTGCGCAACCCGGTGGCGGACAACTTCCACCCGAAGGCGAGCAGATCGTGGGCGAACTCGTGCAGCAAGGAATGCCAGAGGAAGTAGCACGCGCGGAAGTGGCGAAGAAACTCAGTGGCGGTGGCGGTGCACCTAATGGCGCTGCTGGACCACCACAGTAGGAGACACACATGGCTGACGAGAACGAACAAGTACAAGACACTACACCGCAAGATTCAAGTGTACACACGGATTCGCCATCAACTGACGAGGGCGGTGCTGCGCTTGACAGGTTCATGGAGCAAACTGATGGTCCTGCGAAACCCGATAGACAGACAACTGAAGGTGGGCAAGGGCGACAAGCGGGTGTACCCAAGCCAAGCGAAGAAGCACAAGCTCAACCACGTGGACCTGTCGCTCGTGAGACTGAAGAGGTTCGACAAGTTCCTGCGGCTAAGAGACAGTACGGATCGCTATTCTACGCAGACCAGCGCGGAGACATCTACAACGCGCAAGGGCAACTAATCGCAAAGCAAGGCTACGGACGCAGTGTCTTTCACCAGATCTACCCGTACGTGGAAGCACTCGCTACAGAGAATGCATCACACAAGACACGACTTGAGAACTACGAGCGCGCTAATGACATTGCAAAGCAGAACGGTCTCACGCTCGATGATTACGGCGCTGCAATGCAACTCATGGTGTCGTGGAAGAAGAATAAGCTCGAAACACTGAAAACGCTCTTGAACATCGCACACGAAACTGGTACTGACATCACGTCGATACAGCAAGGCGGCATCAATCCGGCTGCCCTGCGCGCGACGATGGAGGAACTACTCGACTCGCGGTTGCAACGGTTCGACCCGTTTGTTGAGAACCTGCAACGTGAACGTGAGTCGCAAGCTGAGAACGAAGCCGTGATGACGCAGTATCATGCGTTCATGGAAGAGTTCCCAGACGCGGGACCGCATCAAGGTGCGATTGCAAGAGTGATGCGGGACCACAACTACACGCCGAGGGAAGCATACTTCGCCCTTCGGAGTGTTGCACAGCAGCATGGTCTTGACTGGAACCAAGACTTGCAACCACAGCTAGCGAAGGCGTCCAACGGACAGCAGACACCTCCCGGTTCGGGACAAGACCGTGCGCTACCGCAGATGAGCGGTGGTAGGAATGGAGCGAGTGTCGCAGCAACTGCAAACGGCAGCAACAGCGGTACTGGCGAAGAGTCGTGGGACCACATCCTACGCAAGACATTCGAACAACACGGTATCAAACTCTAGAACCCAGAGGTACACATGCTTAGCACATATGCTGCTGGTACGCTGGACACTGTTATCCACTCGATGCTGGACAACAGCCGTCGCAAGCTGATCATGGCCGCAATCAAGAGCAACGCACTCGTAGCGTGGGCATTCGCTAATGAGCGCGTCGAGACTGAGACTGGCGCGAACATCACGAACCCGTTGATCGTTGGGCGCAATCCCAACATCACCAGCACACAGTACTACAACCCGATCCCCGTCGCACAGACGAATGAGTTCGACACTGTGCGCTACGGCTGGTCGCGTGTTGTCGGCACTGTGATCATCAGCGAGCAGGAAGAGGACGAGAACACTGGCGAGCAAGCCATCTTCAAGATCATGAAGGCGAAGATGCAGGTGCTCGAAGAGTCGATCAAGGAGAGGTTCAGTGGGTACTTGTACGGTGTTGGTACTGGGCTCGATCCTAACGGTCTCGGCAATCTTATTCCTGATGATCCGACTACTGGTAGCCTAGGTGGCATCTCGCGTGCTGCACAGCCGCAGTGGCGTACGAGCGCGTATCAGTTCAACGGTACACTCGACGCGAGCAACATCGAAGAAGCGTTCGATGACATCTTCATGGACCTCACGCTGAAAGGCGAGTCGCCCACGGTGATCATCTGCGGACGCAACATCTATCGCCTGTATCGACAGGCAGCGAAAGACCGTGTGATGTTCGCGCTGAGTGAGACCAAGACGGGCAGCAAGATGTTCGATCTCGGCTTCAAAGGCGCATCGCATAACGGCACGCCCATCATCTACGATGAGGACTGTGGCGTGAATCGTGCGTACTTCATCAACGACAAGTATCTGCGCCTGCACATGCTGAAAGGCGTGAACATGCGCACGAAGAAGCTCAACAGCCCATGGAACATGGACGCATCTGGCAGCCGCATTCAGTGGCAGGGCCAGTTCTGTCTGTGGAAGGCGTACCGCACGCACGCTGTTCTCCGTAACGGAACGACGGGGTAGCATCATGGGAATGCGTGTCGAATACGAAGTACGCAAGTTGTCACCTGACTACGTGACTACTGAGAAGTACTACGCCTTTGTCGATGATGACACGATGCCGCCTGATCGTTGGGGCCGAAAGCGTCAACGCATGGTGTCAGAAGACAGAGAGTCGAAGGGCGGCTACTTGTTCATTGTGCGTGGAAAGCCGGGACACAGCATTAGACTGACGAGTCTCGATCAACTCTCGTCATTCAATCTCAAGTCCACGCCGCGCATGATCGACAACGAGAGCGGCGAGGAAGTAGGTCTGGACGGTGTGCCTCTGACTGTGAAGCATCAACTCGATGCAGCGAAGCGGTTCGGCACACTCACTGGCCCACACGGTACTGACATCGACGTGTCTGAGCCATCGCTGACAGGTGATGAGCCTCTAGAAGTAGAAGAGTTCGCTCCTGGCGCAGAGGGCGAAGAAGCCGTTGATTCCACGATTGCAAAGCTGGAGTAACAACACATGGTCACTGCACGCAACTATCCTGACTACTTCCCGTACGGTATCAGTGTTGCCGTCCGTAATCTAGAGTACGCGGTCGATGTCAACATTGGGCATCCGTACGTAGCGAATCTCGGTGCACCGCTTGCTTCGGCAGGCGTTGTCGTGGGAACGCTAGGCCCACTCGTCACAGGTCAGATCAACACGTTCACCGCTGCGAACATGAACAACGGCGGGCTTGTTCCTCATGACTCGCTCACGAGGCGTAACGGCTGGGGACGCGGTGTGACGCTCACTGGCTCTGCTGCTGGTGCACGCACGATCACACTCGATGGCTATGACTATCTTGGTCAGGCTATGCGGTGGACTGGCGCGCTCAACGGCACGACGCCTGTACCAGTAGCGAAGGCATTCCAGTGGATCACTGGTGTGTCGTTCGGTGCTGCTGCTGACACCGTGACTGTCACCATCGGCATCACGGACGTGTTTGGTCTACCGTACACGTTCCAGCAACTCATTGCAGAGATGAAGAACTACGTCGTCGCTGCGAACGCTGGCACCTTCGTTGCTGGTCTTGCAGAAGGCACAGCAGCAACGGCGACGAATGCGGCT